AAGAATCTGCTGCCAGAAATGCGCTTACTAGGTTTGCTATTGACGCAGCAGGCGGTGAAGATACTGCTAGGTATTCTGATGTTAGTGATATTATTAATAGATTTCAGCCAAAACGAGGAATTTCTTCTTTGAGCAGTCAGATAGCTGATTTAGGCAGCGTTCCTGCTGATTTTGGTGCTGAATTTGGAACAAATCAGACGGCAGATTCTAATATAAGAAATTTGCTTGCTACTGGGATTGGTGTAGCTCCCGTTGATAGCGCAAGAATGGACCCAGATTTAACAAGAGCTGGTATAGCCGCTACTTTTCTTGACCCTAGACAGTCAGGTTTAGGCAGATCATTAAGTGAACAAATATCATTATTGCAAGACACAGGTACGCCTACTGATATAATAAATGAGTCTATTGAACAAAAACGTAGAATTGATGAATTAGATGATGAAGATAAAGATGCAACAACAGTTCTAAAAGCAATAGAGCCTAATTTTCTATCTAGATTGCCTGGGGCGGTAGGAGATTTTTTCTACAAAGGTCAAATTGATAATTTTAAGAAGTTAGCTTCTCTTCCTAATTTTAGTTATGATAATGAAACAGGTGTTGGCACCGTTCCCGTTGGCAGTAGAGGAGGCGAGTTAGTGTTAAGCCCTTCTGGTGTAATAACTTATAGAGGTCAGAAAGACCCGAATTATTCAGTAGATGACCCTTTTGCTAATTTAATACGTCCTTTTGAGAGGTCTAGTAAGAGCCCTTCAGACCCATGCCCTCCAGGCTATGTGATGATTAATGGTGCATGTACGCCCATTACTCAGCCTGCAACAACGGCTACGGCTCCTACCACGCCTACTCCGAATGTTATTCAAACAACACCTGTTGTAACAACACCATCTCCAGTGGTTCCGAGCACGGCTCCTCCTGTTCAACTAGGTATGCCTTTAGGTCAGACAACGCCTGTGCAGCCTATGAGTCAGTTTTTTACGAATGTTCCTAACAGTTTGAATACGGCAGCATCTAACTTTTTGAGTGCATTAAGCTCGTGATATGAATGAGTCTTTTAATATTAATCTAGATTATCTCACCGAGGAAGAACGTGGGATGTTATCGAAATATATTGAAAGTTACTCAATAGTTAGTGAGCGAGAAGAAAAGCAAAATAGTTTTTTATCTTTTGTAAAGCATGTTTGGCCTACATTTATAGAAGGTAAGCATCATAGAATATATGCTGATAAATTAGAAAAGGTGGCAAATGGCGAGATTAAGCGTCTGATAATTAACATGCCGCCCAGACATACAAAGTCTGAATTTGCTAGTTTTTTGTTTCCATCATGGCTTATGGGCAAGAACTCCAGCAGAAAAATTATTCAAGCGACACACACAGCTGAACTAGCAGTGGGTTTTGGTCGTAAAGTAAAGAATCTAATAGATAGCGATGTATACAGGGATGTTTTCCCTGACGTAAAATTGGCAGTGGATGCTAAAGCGTCTGGTAGATGGAGTA